CTGCGATTACAACCTCCCAGATAGATGCTCGTGCTGATGTTCGAACAGGTAACGACTTACTCAAAGAAATAGGTTGGGGCACCCGCCGTGCAAATACACGCGTCCCTCGTTCAGAGGCGGATATTGCCGAGATGGATGAACTCTACGCTGCGCTTCACGGTGAAGGCCCGGTGCCTGAGAAGTTCCGTCAACCGTATGAACTGGCGCGTTTGCAGACTGACATGACTGAGGCGATGAAACTCGATTTCGACCCGGAGATGGCGCGTGTCGAGGACTATATGTTCCGTGGCTGGAAGCCATCGCAGAAGCTCGTGGACGCTGGCACAACTGGCACAGGCGGTATCGCACATGCCCCGGACTCCACGAAGGCTCGCGTCGGGTCTACCTACAGGCAAATGCGTGGATTAGATCCTTACGATGATGGCAAGTTCATTACCGAGCCGTTTGAGCCGATGTTCTGGAACCCGTTCGAGCAGATCGCTTACGACCAGATGCAGAATGTTCGGTATCAGCAGCAGATGGTTCTGATCGAGGCTTTGAAGAAAGAAGAGCTTGTAAAGCCGGCGGCAGGAATAGGAAATACTACTGAGGGTTGGCGCACGCCTCAGATCGGCCTGGCATTCGAGGGCAAGCCGTTCGCTGCAGAGCGCCCGACTTCGGACGGTCCGATCGTTATGTGGGCGAGGCGTTGGATTGTTCCCGATGAGATAGCGAATCGCCTGGAGACTATGTACGGCAAGAAGCCTGACATGGGCAAGATTTCTGTTGACGAGACGGTGCATGTCAACTTCCCTATCGTGAAGCAGGCTGTCCGTAAGATTTCGCCGAAGAGGATGACAGCTATTGGCCCGGACGGAAAGGTGATAATCCGTGCCCGTGGGTCTTTCAGTATCCAGAAGTTCGTTGACTGGATGGTGTTCGTTCCGAAACGTGCCGGCCTCCTGGTCAGCTTCTTCCAGGACATCGACTTTGCTACTCGTCTCGGAATCGGCATGACTCAATCCGTACTCACTCAGCTTGCAACCGGACGTCCAATCGCCGCTCTAAAGACTCTTGGGCATTTCCCGTTGGATCTTGCCGACATACCCAGGGCAAGGTTTTCGAGAGTTCGGAAAGAGGCTCTTCAGGATCTATTGCTCAGTAAAGAACGCATTATCCCGAACCGTAATGTGTCGTTCTATGACCTGTCGAAACGTGGTCTGAGTATTGAAGATCAAACGATCTTCCCGACCGATCTGGATGCCATTGCGCGGGAAGTAGCAGACGAAACCGGTCTTGTCGGCAAGGTGAAGGGCTTGGGAAGCCAGCTCCGAAACCTGGAAACCGACTTCCGAAGCGGATTGTTCAACGGTACTTATCCGTCAGCTATCACAAATGACATCAAGCACAATATGGCAGTTGCGCTCGACATCATGTATCCGGGGATCAGCGATGAAGAGTTCGCTGCTCGGTTAGCTAAAATGGCTAACACGAGTTACTCGACCATCCCAGAGGTTGCAAGCGTGGTTCAAAACCGGCTCATGCGCGCAACCCTGAAAAGAACTCTTTTCTCCCTGAACGAGAACGAAGGCTTGATTCGTCAGTTTACCGGTGCGCTCAAGGGCCCGAGCAAGAAGTTCTGGGCAACGCGTTTCCTATCTGGCATTGTGTTCTTGACAGCAACGGCGAATATAATCTCCCTTATCTCCACCGGCAAAGGGCTTGAGGGAAAGCAGTATTCACCGGTATGGAAGACGGAGCACGGTCCGTTCCCTTATGGCTACAACTCTGAGTTTGCTGCTCCGGTTATTCCCGGTGTGGCACGCCGTGCTCTACCGGCGATGCTTGACCTGGTTGGTCAGATGGACACGGTATTCAGGATGCTCAGTCCAAAAGACTTCATCACCGGCCGTTTGAGTCGTCCGCTGCGTGCAATCTCAAATCAGTGGAACGGTAGCGACTTCTACGATGAGCCGAGCAACGACTTCGGCCCGGGAGGGATAGCCGATAGTGCTTTCCAGTTGATCTACGACCTGTTTGCTCCGTTCGGCGCTGGCCCGCTCATCGCTGGCGTCATAAGACGCGCTTTCCCAGAGACTGAGGGCTTGATTCCGCTTGGGGAATCGAGGCTTGGGATACGGGGCGAGGGGATACAGGCCGGTGGTTTCAACCTGCGTGCGTTGAGCAACGAAAGATTGAAGGAGCTTTTGAATGAGTCGAGAGATCCGGAATTGATAGCCCGTATTAATGCGGAACTGGAAGAGCGTACACGCGAATGGCAGATTCGGAACATCACTGAACTGAGCAATACTGACTTGGTGCTTTTTATTGAGAACCCGGAAATTTCCGCCTCGACGAAAGCGAACGCAGAGGAAGAGCTTAGAGCGAGACAAGAGCGGTACAAAAAATTCCCCGGTGCCGGCACTTCTAATCGTGCCAGAGACGCTATAAACAAGCGGCTTCAAGAATAATCCAAACTTCGGAAGTAGAGTTTAGCGTGAGGTAGCTTGATCTTTCAGAATCGCTTTTTCTTTTGACTTCAAAGGCATAGTGACCGTTGGCATCGAATCTGCGATAAGCGCGTGATGTTTGTGTCGGTGTCCGCTCAATTCAGCATACTCAACAGTTCGCCACCAAATACAGATAGAACATTTGTAGAGCCATCCGACCGGCGGTTTAAGTTTCTCTCTGATGAACAGTGGCACCAAGATCACTCCGTTCTGAAGGATAGGAAGCCTGAGTGGTTTCCGAGTTTGAGCCTCCCCTTTCCTAAAAGGGTTTCCCCCTCCGAGAAGGGTTCCGCGCATTATCTCTGCACCTGAGAAGCATGACGGGCGGCTAACCCTGCTGCTGCGACTTCAGCTTTATCGGTGCTATGTTCAGGAATCCGTCGGGAACCTGAGAATTGCTCCACTTGAAAAATGGCAAATAAATACCCCGCTCCAAGTCCACGGTGCTTGTCATATGTACGCTGGCACTTATGTCCGTGAACCCCGAACGGGGTAAGAAATCTTCATGCTGGCGTACTAACAAGCACGTACAGACTACCAGAATTTGCAGAGAGGCGCGGGGAGTCTGTATGATTTACCTAATCTTTATCAGGAGGATCGCATGACCACGACGCCCGTTGAAGGCGCGCAAACTCAGGAAGCCGCGGTTGAAGCAGCTCCAGAGTCAACAGACGAACTCATCCATGATGTGACGTCGACCGACTCTTTGCCAGCTTCAGGCCCGACACCCGAGAGCGTACCTGCAACTAGCGACGCGGCCCCCGAACCGGAACCTGCGAAAGAACCCGAAGCGAATGCAGGAGACGAAGCACCCGATTCCGAGAAAGTACCCGGCACAGAAGCCTGGAACGCTCGAGAGTCGACCGTGCAACGTCAGATCACTGAAGCAAAACAGGCTCAAGAGGCCGCTGAACAGCGAGCTGCAACAGCCGAAAGTCAGACCACACAAGCTCAAACCCAACGGGCTATTCAAGAGTATCGAGATGGTGCATATGAGCACCTTCTCAAGACTCGCGATGATTTAGATGAATCTGGCGCACTTGCGGAAGCCAATCGTCTCACGACGGTTGAATATAATCAGTGGGCTGCACAGCAAGGCAGGGAACAGGCAGATATGCGAGTCAGTCTTTTAGAAGGCGAACTCGCCGAAAACGCAAAAGTGGGGCAGGTTAGCGATATGATGCGGGAGTATGGAGTTCCCGAATCTCAACGTGAGATCATGCTATCCACTGGTACAAATCGTGATGCTGCCATAGCACTTGCTAAGACTCTCGGGGAAGCTGAAAAAAATCGAGTCGAAGTCGATCGACTCACTCAAGCACAGGTTCCGGTGAGTGGCGAAGAGCAGCAGGTAGATTCTGGTAAAGGTGATGGTTCCATGACCGACGACCAGATCATCGCGGCAGCAGGCAACTCAGGTGGAGCATTTACTGATTTGGTTGCTCTCGACGCGGCAATGCGCCGCAAGGGAATGCACCCAGATCAACTCTAAAAAAGTTGGTGCATCATGGCCGTCGGAAAAACGGTTACTGATAGCCTTGCTGATTCGCTACCGACCGCAATAGCGTCTGCACGAATCGTTCGTGAGCAAAAGGGAATTATGACCCAGCTCGTGAGCAAGGAAACGCTTGCCCCTAATACGGGCCTTACCTGGAACGAGATTTCTCTCGCCCAGTTGACCGCACAGAGCGTCACCGAAAACACCGAACTCGACAACCCGCAGCAGTTGTCGGACACGTTGTTCTCAGTGACTCCAACAGTTGTTGGAATCCAGACGCTCATTACCGACCGGGTTGGTCGCCGCCTGTCTAGCAAGTCGATCGCAAGATTTGGCTCGCTCGCACAGAACGCGATGCAGCGTAAGAAAGACGAAGATGGTCTAACCGCCATTGACGGCGCGACTACGCAGTTGAACTCAGCCGGTTCCGCCCTGACCACAGGGCACATTCGCGCTGCGAGGTATCAAATTACCTCTAACACCACAGAGCCGAACTTCACGGCCGAGATCAACGGAGTCTTCCACGGCTTCCAGATCAAGGACATTGAAGACGAAGTGATCCAACCTTCCTCTGGTGCGCTTCAAAACCAGCTTGAACAGGGTCTTACGACTCGCACCTTCCAGAACGGTTTCCGTGGTGACGTCGGTGGTGTATCCATCCATGAGGACGGAAACCTAACCATCGACGGCGATGACGATGCGAAGGGTGGAGTCTTCGCAAAAGACGCTCTTGTTCTGGTCCAGGGCCACTCCCCACGCTCAGAGACTCGCCGTGAGCCTCAAATCGGCGGTGGTGCTTCGTCTGTATTCATGTACGACGAGTACGCCTACGGTGAGCGCTCCGCCGGCAACTGGCTTTTCGAAGTCATTTCCGACGCAACAACGCCTACTTCTTAGTAGGTGAATGGAAGTAATCAAGTAATTAGTCCCAAACCCGCCTTACGGTAAGGGGACGAGGTAATAAACATGGCTATTAATGCACAAGGAGAGCCGGGACGAATCCGGCTTTTCAACGACTTCTTTGGAGTCGGGAACACTCTGGCGTTAACCGCTGATACAGCGGAACTGGGAGACTTCTACGCCGGTGGCGAGGGGTTTGAGGACAATGATGCAGGTGTTGCAGGTAAGGACGCGCTTTCGGGCGTTGTAACGATTACCTCTGCCAATACCGATGCTGACACGACCTTTATCGGCACACACATCGGTTTTGATGTTGGGCTGATGGGCTCGATTGTGCTGGAAACTCGCGTTCAGCTCCCTGACTTGGACACTAAAGAGATATTCTTTGGGCTGACCAGCATCCTTTCGGTTGATGAGCAGCTTGAAGATATTGTCATCAATGCTTCGGGAACAACCATCACTATGCCTGCGGACTTAGTTGGGTTTTACCTGAGTTCTGAACTTACTGACGATGAGGACTGGCACGGTATCCACAATGGTGGTACTACTACTGGTTCAACCACTACTACTGCCGTTGATCTAAATGACGACGCTGTAGCTGGTGAGTGGCAAGTTCTTAAACTGGAAGTTGCACCTAACGGCACTGCTCGTTGGTACATTGACGGTGTTTTGAAGCAGACGATTAAAGGCGCATGTTCGACGACAACCGACCTGGCTGTCTGTCTTGCTGCTGCTGCTAATACGACTGAACTCGCCATCATGGATGTGGACTACCTTCTCGTCAAGGCAAACCGTGACTGGAACGCTTAAGTCGTGACTTATGCCCCCGCCGGTGCTTTGCCGAAGACTGATCATGTGAGAATGGACGAGGGCGCCTACGTGCTCTACGAGGTTGAAAAGAAAACCCCGGACAGTCAGGCGTTTCATCGCTACCGTGTTCTGCACGTAGTAAGAAACGACGACCTGTACGAGTATGAAGAGGACATGGGCGACGTCTCCAAATTCACTGCAACAGGCTTCTGCATTCCCGGCGGGGGATATGACGCGCAACCGGTAACAATGTGGACACCGCACGGGCGGGTTGTTGTCGGTGAAACTAAAAAGACTTACTGGTTTGAAGAAACCGTTGGCAGTCTGATTGACGCAGCCGAGGGGATTCACAAGAACCCCTTCGACACAAGTGAAATTCTTGAAAACCAAACTGATCTGATTAGTGGATACCACGAACAGATCGACAGGAAACAGAACCGCAATAAGCGGCAATTTGCCATTGGAGGCAACTAGACAATGACTACGGAATCATTACAACCACCCGCAATGTCTGAGGCCGACATCATTCTGCAGGAACTCGCCAATGTAGGCGTAGATCCGAGTGAGTCTGAGGCGCAGGAACTCGAGCAGAACCTAATCAAACAGGGCCCTAAAACTCAAGTGGTACAGCCCCAGGGCTCCGCTGACATCAGCGAAGGATTGGAACAGTCGATCATCACCGGGACTCAGGCTCCTGGCCTTCAGAATAATTTCGATCAGCCGATCACGGTCACGAAGGTTTCGGATCCCGGCTGGATTATGGTTTATCACCGCTTTACAGGCGACCCCAGCGTTTGCAACGCGAACATGCTGCCGGCACAGCTTCGGAAGCGAATCAACGATAGTCGAAGTGAGCACTTCGGGAAGCTCGCATTCACCACGAGCGACCCAGGATTCCGCCCGAAGGTAGGACATGGCAAGTGCTGGCTCCACGCGGACGGTAAGTACCGAGCGATCGCCGATGAGTGGGGTGTCGAAGTTTGCGCGAAGTCGAATCTCTCATCTGAGTTCGACATTCGGATGCACGTTCGTAACAAGCACACCCGGCAGTTCCAGGCTCTCGAGGATCACATTCTGGAGATCGAGCGCCAGGAAGATCGTGAAGAACGCCGCCTGATTCTTCGCACACTCGCTGTCCAGCAAGAGACTCGAGCTGTGACGGAAGAGCTTGCTGCCGACGACCCAGAGGGCGAGGTAATCGATCAAACGATTCCCGAGGCTCCTGCAGCCATGACGGAAGCTGAAGTCTGGAACAGCAAGTTCAAAGAGGCCGAGGCCACGGGTACTTGCCCGGTTGCCGGCGAAGATTGTTTCCAGTCCAGCGCGAACCTGAAGAAAACCCGACGTTCGAACCTCGATCGTCACCGCAAAGAGAAGCACCCAGAAACCAAATAGTTAGCGAGGTCCTGTGGCAGTTCTACTAACACAAACGCGTGAAGAATTACGCGTGTCGATCGGCTACAACTTAGGTGCGGCCTACGAAGGCACTATGACTGCCAACGGGTCCACGACGACTCTGGTTGACACGAATCTCAAGAAATCCGACAACCTCTACAACGAAATGGCGGTTGTTCTGACTTCATCGCCGAACGATGGCGAGATTCGATTCATAGACGATTACGTTGGATCGAGCGGCACGATCACGATTCGGGGCGATGCTCTCTCGTCCACGGTCGACGGCAACACCTACGAACTGTGGGATCGGGATATGCCACCGGAGCGTATCCACAACTTCATCAACCGTGCGATTCGCATGGTCCCACGCAAAGCAGCCCCGCCGCTAACTGAGATCACAACTCACGCCTCCCGGGACGTCAGGCTCTATGACGTTTCCTCGAGCATGACCGGGATTGAAGAAATCTGGTATCGCACCGGGCACGGCCAGGTCGTTCTCGACAACTGCGATTCCGTCTGGTCGGAGTTGGTCGACGGCGACGCTACTCTCTCGCAGGACATCAAGGACAAGCGTGAGGGTTCGGCCTCGATGGTCATGGAAGTGGCTTCGGGCATGGCAGCGAACGACATCATTGCTGCTCAGTCGATAGGCACTCAGGACCTTCGTGGCATGACCCACCTGGAAGGGTGGTTCTGGGTAGATCAGACTACGAGTGCCGGTGGGCTCCGAATGATTCTGTCGACTACGGCAAGCGCCGGCACGGAGACGGAATTGATCTCACTCCCAGCGATCGCAACTGCTCGGAGCTGGCAACGGTTCAGGGTGGCGCTGTCAAACCCGGAAGATGATGGTGCGATTATTTCGATCGGGCTCAAGTATGCGACCGATCTAGGAGCGACAACGATCAAGCTCGATGGTGTCGTGGCAACCCACACCGATACCGAGGACTGGCAGAAACTCCACTGGAACTATTGGGGTGTCGACCGGGACCAGCGCAAGATCAGGTTCAGCTACGACGCGTGGGATGAGGTAGGCCACTCGTTACTGAAGTTGGTCGGCCGGCAGAAGCCAACCCTGTTGAACGCTGACGCTACGGAGTGTGATATTGAGCCCGAGTTTGTGATTGCGAAAGCATCCGCGCTCGCCTTACACGCACGAGCCGACCGATCGGCAGAACGTCGAAAGGCTGCTGCTCTCGATGCTGAACGGTACGACGTCATGGCTGCACTTGCCTCAAGGAGGATTCAGGGTCCCTCGCAAATCAGGTGGGTAGACAACTAAATGGCGATCGATATTGGTTCCCTGAATGTGAATACTGCCGGCACTCCCGAGAAGTTTTCCGCGGACCTGGCAGCACAGGCGGTAATTCGTCTGAATACCAGGGTGAAGAAAATACTGTTCAAGGCTCCGTCGGGTAATACGGGCGACGTTTATATCGGGATGTTCGGGCGTGACAAATCAA